GCGTGAGGCCAGTCTGAATAAAAGCGTTGTCCGACTTCAGAATATGCTTATTTCGAAGCTGACCCGTGAAATTATCCCCATGTTGGATACTGCAAACGGAAGGATTAAAAACACACTCCGCAATTATCAGCTTTTGCAGTCACTTGACCGCGTGTATAAAGACTTCTCCACAACTCAAAGACTTGCCTTCGTATCTGAGATAGGCGACACGGCACGAGGGCTTACAACGCTCAATAAACAGTTCTTTACGATCACTATGGGTGCATCATTGCCGGTAACGTTCGCAAAGACACTCGCCGCTACCGAAGCGAAGATGATGACCGCAATAGGAATCAAAGGAGGTAAGATTCTTGGTGGTGGGTTTCTGGATAGCCTTTCTGCTAATACTGAACTTCTGACTTCCATTAAGAACCTTATGTCACAATCGGTGACTTCTCAGGTCAGCACAAAGGATTTCATTTCTTCAATGAATGAACTCATCACCGGAGCAGGAGAAAAGCCGGGCGGTATTGAATCGCACTTGAATCGTTATGCTCATGACCTGTATATGCAATATGACCGTGCTTATGCTACGTCGCTTGCCGAAGAAACCGGTATGAAGTATTTTATTTACATCGGTGGTAAGATTGATGATTCACGCGACTTTTGTGTTGCTCATGACGGCAAGGTATGGACGACAGAGGAATCAAAGAAATGGATTGAATGGACTCCGGCCAAAGGTGTATATCCTGAGGGGTATAAGATTAAACAGAAAGACAAGAATGCCGTGCCGTCATATATTGCTTCTTACGACGGGTATAATCCTTTGATACATTGCGGAGGATTCAATTGTAGGCATCATGTGGGGTGGATAATGAAAGAATTGGCCGAAGAAATGAGACCTGACCTCAAAAAAAATAACGAAAAATAGTTTGATATTAAAAATATCGGTTTATCTTTGAAGTGCGTTTGTACGAGAGATGCAAAAAGATACTAAGGTTATAACCTAAAGGGGTCAGTTCTCGTACAGCTGGTCCCTTTGAAATATAAATGTACGATGAACAAAGTAACGTTAAAGAAAACCATCGCCGCAAGACAGAACGGCAAAGACATCTTAACGGGCGAGTGCCTTGAAACAGATGTGTGTTTGATGGATACCGACAGGATTCATCCAAAAGCAAGAGGAGGTACTTATAAACTTGAAAACACAAGGGTACTTCATCCGGTAACTCACATGATGCGTCACGGCAACTTCCGTGAGCGTACTCCAGAACTTGAAGAACTGAAGATCATGATTGACGGACGAGAACATATCCGTAAGTTTGTGAACTCGCTGAATAACCGCCTGCTTGCATCAAAACGCAGGACAGATAAACTTGACACTATCACTCAGGACTGGATTAAGTCTCAGATAAAAGAAGCTCAATCGCAGTTAGGTAAGACGGACCGGAGGATTGAGAAGTATATGAAGTCATTGGATATGCCTATTGTTCATTCTGCCCTTGCTATCCGTGGATTAGGCCCGATTACGGTCGCCTATCTTCTGACTTATATTGATATTCGTAAAGCTGAGTGTGCTTCTGCTATGTGGTCTTATACCGGACTTGACAAGCCGTCACATGAACGCTACACGAAAGGCGAAGCCGGTGGAGGTAATAAAACGCTACGCACAGTCCTTTACACTACGGCAGATTCAATGATTAAAACCAGGTCAATCTACCGTGATGTTTATGATGCCGAAAAGAGAAAACTTGAGGCAAGTGAACGCATGGTTAAAAGCCGCAACACTCAGGGTAAACTCATTGAGTGTATGTGGAAGGATACAAAACCCTGCCATCGTCACGGGGCGGCCATCCGTAAGCTGATAAAACATCTTCTTGCTGACTTCTGGTTCGTCTGGAGAACCATTGAAGGATTGCCGACACGCCCGCTGTATGTTGAGGAATACCTTGGTCATACCGGAATTATCAGACCGGAAGAAAGAGGATGGATTTATTGAGGATAAGATTCATTGAGGCTAAGATAACCATGAAGTCGAAGTGATCTATGGCGTTCAAGATACCCAAAATAGTAAAGTGATTCATGAAGCGGGAGACAACCATGAAGAAGAAGTGATTCAGTGATAAAAAGACAATCATTGCTGAAAAGTGATCCATTTGCGCCAAGACAACCATCGGATGGAAGTGATTCAGGAAATGATAGACAACCACTGGCCATAAGTGATTCACGACGTGGGAGACAACCAATTGATATAAGTGATTCGTTGAAATTAAGATAACCATGTTCAACAAGTGATTCAGGGACTTCAAGATAACCAAGTGTAATAAGTGATTCATTAGGACTAAGATAACCATGTTCAACAAGTGATTCAAAAACTTTAAGATAACCAAGTTTGATAAGTGATTCACGGAGCACAAGACAACCATCGGATGGAAGTGATTCAAAAACAGCAAGACAACCAAGCAATAGCAGTGATCCAGTCAATGATAAGACAACCATGAGGCGAAAGTGCAGCCTCCGAGCAATCGGGGGCTTTTTTTATGCCCATTATTTTAAATATGATAATTATCATATCGTCATACGACGAAAATCATTGTAAAATAATTTTTTTTGTGTAAAAGAAAATTGTATAACTTTACATCAAATAATTTCAACAATGGCAAAGGAAAAGATTAAATGTGTGGTTCGGGGTAAGATACTCGAACTGTCTCCTACTGCTTACGAAATGGCAAAGGAATATTTCGGGGCTGCAAAGGTATCTGATCTGAACATCTCTAAGCCTATTGAACTGAGCAAACCGATTCTGATTCCGAAGATTAACGTGAAGGTTGAGAAGCCGGAAGAACTGACTATCAAAAAGACTGAGGCGGCTAAGATACTCGACGCCCCGCCGCCCGAAGGTCCGATGATTACAGAACGACCTGCAAGGAAAGTCACGAAACCCAGAGCCAAAAAGAAATGAAAGAGATAACCTCCAAACGGACAAAGCAGACCCAGTTCATCACTGATGAAGAATGGCAGTGGCTCAAAGAACACGGCAAAGCCAAAAACTTCACAATGAAAGAAATGGTTATCATTAAGAAGCCCGTTATCAACAAAGAAATACTGATGCCGGAAATACAAACTAAAAAGAATAAAAAATGACTGAAGCTGAACAGAAAAAGCTCAATGGGTTTTTGTCCAAAACCTTAAAAATGGACGACGAGGAATTGGCCAGCCTTTACAACGAGGCCGGGGAGTTGACCTCCTTAACCGCAGCTGAACAAGCCGATACCGCGAGAGTAACGAAACTCAAAGAGGATCAGGCGAGCCAATACAAGCGAGGCCAGAAAGAAGTGGCAAGCAAGATGGAGGCGCAGTTGAAGGATAAGTTTGGTGTTGACTCCGATTTAACCGGAGTTGAATTAGTTGATTTCATTCTGACAACTGAACTCGAAAAAGTTAAAGGCAAAGGTGATGAAGATATTACGGCTCACCCGGAGTATCTGAAACTGAAAAGCGAAAGCGACCGTATGCTGAAGGCAAAAGACAAGGAATGGCAAAAGAAGATCGAAGATCTGGAGCTGAAACACGCCAGGGAATCGATGTTTTCTAAAGTCAAAGAACGTGCTTTTGCTGAACTTGATAACCTGCGTCCAATACTGCCCGAAGATGCGAAGAAAGCCCAGAAATGGAAAGAGAAATACATTGAGGACTTCCGTGCGTACGACTTCACAGAGCAGGACGGCATGATTGTAGTTCTGAAGGACGGGAAACCGCTTCAGGATTCACACGGGTATAACAAGTCCTTTGCTGACCTGGTAAAAGAAACTGCTGCCGAAATTTTTGATTTCCAGACAGCCGAGAGCAGGTCAAGTGCCGCAAACCAACAGACACAAAGCAATTTTGCCGCACCGCGCAACGAAGAAGAGTTCATTCAGAAGATGAGAGAGGCTAAGACACCGGAAGAACAAGCAAAAGTTATGGAGTCTTACCAATCTAAAAAACAATGAGTACAATAGGAACTGTTGACTGTGGCTTCTTAGCCACCTACCAGGGAAAAGCCGCGCAGATGTGGACTGACCCTATCGCAAATATTGACCTTATCGGTGATGTCGAGGCTGCAAAGGCCGTGCTGGAGAACCAGCAGATTTCAATGACAGAACTGACCGGAAAGAAGAAACGCACCGTGAGCCTTGAGTGGCTTCAGAAGTGTGACATCACCACGACTGCGTGTACTGACGACTGTACGATTGACGGCGAAGATGCTGACCCGATCTGTAAGGAGTATGAAATTGAGTGCCTTCGTGAGACGAAGTTTAAGATGCCGAAACGTGCCTACCGCGAGAGGACTATCGAGATGGCAGAAGCCTTTGCATTTAATATGCTTCAGCACAAGAAAGCTCTCGATGAGTGGCTGGCTCAGTATATCGTAACAGGTATTCTTGCCGCTGCTGGTACGAACGCATACACTGGCGGTGTTGGAACTGTTGCCGGTGCGCTGACGACTATTCCTGCCGCTTCATGGAACGATTCAATCTGGGGTTATTTCAATCTTGTTACCAGGTACAACAAATTCAAATCACCGTACCTTCTGACCGGAGATAACCTGTATCAGCTTCTGTTCAACAGGATGCACGAATCAATGACTGAGGCCGGACGTGCTGCAATGTCAAAGATCGGAACGATACGGAAGATTTACCAGGACCCGGAGAATGTCGAGGCTGTTGCTCCGAACTATACGTTCCTGCTGCATAAAACCGCCGTTGCGTTCATTAACAAAGCATGGAATCCTCTTGGTGCTGCAAACGCAGTTCCCGAAGCCGGTGTTTATGCTCTGTGGTCAGAACCGTCAAACAACATCCCCGGTGTGTATTATGACATCATCACTCAGGAAACTTGTGTTGAAAATGAGTTCTACCTTGCCGCAAAGGTTCAGCTTCACGGGCTGTTTGCCGAAAATCCGCTGCCGTGCGACGAAACCAACACGGGCGTATTAGCATTTGCCTGCTCATAATAAAAACATTATGTTTGAATAACACGACAAAGGATATTCTAATTTTGGGATATCCTTTGTTATTTGAACTATGGAAGAATTAAGTAAATGTAACTGCGGTTCGCGCAGGACAATCCGCAGACCAAAAACAATAAAGAAATGAGCGCGCTACCCGATTGCTGGAACTCCGTCGTAGGATTTACACGAACTGATGATACCTGTATTGATGATGCTTATCCCGTAGGCTATTCAGAGAGTCTTTCTGGGCTTTACATCGATGAACTTCAGGGCATGACCTTGAGGATACTTGACAATACAGATAATTCAACTACGCTTTGGGAGAAGATGACACGTGCGCGAGAGAACGCTATCCGCACGTTCCAGACCGATCTCATGATGGAGTTGACTAACTACAAGGAACCAACTCACAAACGCTTCACGGGTGACATAGGGGGCAAGTCTTTCACACGCACCATAACTGGATCAACTTACTACGGACTGAGGATGTATTCAGATATCAGAGGGGGCAAGTTTAACCTTCGCGGTGTATCACTGATCCTTAATTCATCGGAGGCCGTAAATCTTGAAATCTATGATGAATATGACCTGCTTTACACTATTCCGCTGACGTCCGTTGCAGGACGGCCACACAAGACAGACTTTGCAGACATTGAACTGACTTTGGGCCGGAACTATTATTTTCTTATCTCTCCCGTAGGACTTCCGTATTCGAATAAACTTACTTGCGGTTGTGGTGGGTTCAAGTGGTGTTTCTGTATTGATGACCCGTGTTACAGGTATTCGCGCGACAGATGGACTGAGTGGGCGATGGTAGCAGGTGTGTATGGCAATGATCTCACTGCACGTGAGGACTGGCCGACGGTGCGCGAAGCCTCAGGGATGATACTTCACGGCAACTTCACTTGTAATATCTTTGATGCTCTTTGTACTGATGACAGCGACTTCGTGAACAATGAACTTGATGCTGCAATGGCATGGGCTATTCTTTACAAGACGGGTGAGTTCCTGACGAATTACATAATGGACACCGGAGAGGTAAGCCGTTATACTCTTTTGGGAACTGAGGCTCTGAATGAAAACCGGATGTACTATAATAAACGTTACGCCGTACTGATGGACTGGATTGCTCAGAATATGGATGATGAGCGTAATGATTGCTTGAAGTGTAAATCACCAATGGGGCTGCGCCGGAGAACTCAGTTGATATGAAAGCAGACGAAGCGATACGGAGGATTGAATTTATAGTTGATAAGACTGTGTCAGACTGGGGCAATGTCATGTTAGAAGTAGCTCAGACGGCTGATACAATGATAAAGGACCGTGTGATTAAAACAGGTCAGAACGCACAGGGAGAACAGTACGATCCGTATTCAACTAATCCGATGTTGACCAACTGCTCACAAATGACACAATCTGCCTGTAATAAAAAAACAGGGTCAAAGGCAAAGCGTAAAGAACTGAAATGGGTGACACTGAAAAGAGGCGGTAAAAATATACGACTGTTTGAGCTTGCCGGAGGATATAAGGAGTTTCGGGAACTTCACGGGCGACAGACTAACTTCGTGGACTTTGCATTTTCGGGTCGCATGTGGGCAGATGTGCAGGTTGTATCTGGAGATGATGAACATAAACTTGGCCGCGCACGGATAAGCACACTATCGGAAGAACAGATGAAGAAGCTCGCTGGTAACACCGAGCGCAAAGGTACTATTCTTGACTTATCGACTGACGAAACTAATGCGCTGGCTCGTATAATTGAGAAGCGTTTAACTGATTTGTGGAGGCAACAGGGATTCTTATGAACAACAAGATAGCCAATATCATCGTAGATTACATCAAAGACCTGCCGTGGATTGATAAGCTCGCAGGGATGACACAGGTGGCAAAGATACAGCAGACCTCAGATAATAGAAAAGTAGAAAAGCGGTTTCCTATTTCATGTGCAATGGAATATGATGATGCCTGCAAAGACGGGTGTTATGACGAACTTGCCCCTAACTCCAAATATCAGTCGGTGGTTTACTTTGAGGACGGGTCGTTCTCATTCCGTGAACGCAGTGGTAAGAGGTTATACTACGAAAGCAATATCCGTCTGGTGGCATGGTTAAATTATAAGCTATTGGAGGGCGCGGGATGCGGTTCTACGGGTGAGTATATTCTTGACATTATCAAAGCATTGCCGGATGTGCCTCAGGACATTGACTCGATGAGAGGGATGATGATTACTGTCACTTCGCAAGCAAGAAGGGATTCAGGGATATTTTCGGCCTATACATATAATGAGCATCAGACGCAGTATCTGATGGCACCTTATGATTATTTTGCTTTGGATATTAAGACTGAGTTCTTTGTGATTCCTGAGTGTCATGAACCTAATGTTGGAGGATGTGTGGAATGTTAGAGATATTAAAGATATCAGTTGTTGCCTATGTGATTTTCATTCTTATGTCACCCGGGATGATCTTTTCATTCTATGCGCGACTGATTGACAGGATAAAATGGGATTGGCTTTATAAGCCACTGGGTGGCTGCCTGATGTGTTTTTCAGGGCAGATTGCGTGTTGGTATTATCTCTTTACTCACCTGAAGGGATACAATTTCTTTGACCATATTGTATTTGTTTCAGCAGTGATATTGATTGTAATGATACTTGACAAACTTATAGATTATGAGTCTTAGAACAATAGATTTTAAAGAAAAGAAATTTACTTGCGGAGGCCGGACATTTTATGTTCAGGACTCTCTGTCGTTTAACCGATTCCGGGAGCTACAGCGTATCTCGATTGAGTTTGGATTCTCAACTACTTTCGTAGAGCTTTTCAAAGAGATTCAAAAGGCTTATGACTTTGTTCAGACGAATAAGAACTGGGGCGACCTGGCCGTTACGCTTTACAATCTTCTGCACGGGGTTGCAGCTATTGAAAACAAAGATGCTGCTGCACTGAGGTTGTGTGCATTGTTTATCAATGAATCGGACGAGGATGTGACGGTGTTTGACGAAGCGAAGATGAAGGATAAAATAGAGTGCTGGAGTAAGGAG